ATGTTAGAAATGATCAGTGAAAGATTATTTAAGATTGAAGATATATTGAGTTTTCAGACTAAAGAAATGTCTGCAAAAGAAACTTTTAGCATTAGTGAAAATGATTTGGTGAATTTTATAATTAATAGTTTCACTTTAGAAACATTACCAAGCTCGAAAAACGATCTAATTAAATCAAAAAATTTTCGAAATATGTTCTTCAGAAATAATAAAAATATTTCTATCAGTGACTTTGCTTTTGAATCCGCACTTGCTAAATCCACTAAAATCTTAAAAAACTTTTCTGATAAAAATTAATATTCTTCCTTAGCTCAAAACTTTACTCATGGGCTAAGG